GTAACGATGCCGGTAGCGGTGCAGGCGGTTCAGGAATTGTCATCATTCGTTACGCAGATACTTTGCCTAATGCTGCATCAACGACTGGTTCTCCAACACTTTATACAACAGGTGGTTACAAATACTATAAGTTTAATTCTAGTGGAAGCATAACTTGGTAATGGCACACGCAGCAGAAATTATCGATGGAATTGTTACACGAGTCATAGTCGTGTCTAATGATTATGAACCTAACATTGAAGAATGGGTTACTGCTTGGGCTGGCGGTGGCACATGGAAGCAAACTTCATATAATGGCACTATTCGTAAAAACTTTGCAGGCATTGGCTTTACATACGATGCAGATCGTGATGCTTTTATTGCACCCAAGCCAGATGACTCTATTGGCTTTGATGAGGAAACTTGCCGATGGGTCATGCCACCAAGGAATGCAGATGAAGCCGAGACTGAGTAAGGCTGCAAGCCAATTACGAGAGCAGATCGATGATTCGTTCCCAGATCGTGACCGCGCATCGGATGGCTGGATCGGTGATACCCGACACGCTGCTCGCAAGTCTGATCATAATCCAGATGCACAGGGCTGGGTACGCGCCATTGATGTGGACAAAGATCTGTTTAAGAACGGAAAGCCAGACATCATGGGCGATCTTGCAGATCAGCTTCGTACCTTATCCAAAGGAGAAACAGACAACCGTATTGCTTACATCATTTACGATGGAAGAATCTGCTCACACATCCTTAACTGGAAGTGGCGCAAGTACACAGGGGCTAACAAACACACTAAGCACATGCATGTTAGCTTTAAGAAAAAGGCTGACAATGATGCTGCTTTTTTTCAAATACCTATGTTAGGCGGACAAGATGAACGAGTTAAAGAAGATGTCAGGATCTTGGGTAAGAGCATTCCTTGCGGCTGTAATCACACTTGCGGCATCGGGAGTGACTGACCCACAGGCTTTAATCTATGCAGGTGCAGCAGCAATCTTGCCACCTGTTCTGCGCTGGTTAAATCCTAAAGACGATTCGTATGGAATAGCAGAGTGACACAGTCAGACTTCTTCACGCTCTACCTTGCCACTATTGTCGCGCTCGGTGGTTTGTCTGGTTATGTAATTACACACCTGTTGTCTGAGATCAAAAGACTCAACACGCGAGTCGATGAGATCTATAACATCTTGCTTGACAGGTAACATTCTGCTATGGCAAGAAAAGCAACTAAGGCACTAGAGGAACAAGGTTACTCAAAACTTGATGCTTATTGCATTGGACTCTATGAGTACTTCTGCTCATTAAAGCGAGCAGGTTTTGCTGAGGACATTGCCATGTTCATGATCACAGAGCCACAAGCCTATCCTCATTGGATTCTGCCTGATCCCATTGACCCTGAAAAGTTTGGGGATTACGAAGATGAGGACGATGACTACTAAGAAGCGATACTTAGTGATTTCGGATCTACAGATCCCCTATCACCATGAGCAAGCTGTTAGAAATCTAATCAAGTTAGTTAAGCGAGAGAAGTTTGATCTAGTCTTAAATACCGGTGATGAGCTAGATATGCAGTCTCAAAGTCGTTGGGCACAGGGCACTAAATTAGAATGGGAAGGAACGCTCGATGCTGACAGAAGCCTTGCTCAGGATATTCTCTATGAACTCGGCACAACAGATGTCACTCGCAGCAATCACACAGACAGGCTCTACCATACGCTACTACGAGCACCTAGCCTCATTGGACTGCCAGAGCTTGAATACGCCAAGTTTATGGACTTCGCCGGACTTGGCATCCGATTCCACAAGAAGCCATTCGAATTCCACAAAGGATGGGTTTTAGTCCACGGAGACGAAGGATCCATGAATAGCAACGCAGGACTTACAGCTCTTGGCTTGGCTAAGAAGTTTGGTAAATCTGTAGTCTGCGGACATACTCACAGGGCAGGCATTAGTGCCTTCACAGAGGGCATAGGAGCCTCGTACAGGACTTTGTGGGGCTTAGAGGCAGGAAATGTCATGGACAAGAAGAAAGCCTCTTATTTGAAGGCTGGGAGTGCTAATTGGCAGATGTCCGTGGCAGTCATCGAAACACATGGAGATCGCGTTAGCCCATTCCTAGTGCCTATTAACAAGGATGGATCGTTTACTCTTTACGGCAAATTATACGCTTAGATCGTTATCGTTTCGTTATCAAAATGTCCGTGACTTTGTCGGATGGTCATGAGACTCTAATTCAGTAAGCCAGTCAAGGGCACTGGATGCAGATAGGTAAAAGAATGAACTCAATAACAATCATTGGAATCATTGGATTATTCATAGCCACTAATTTCATTTGGTACTGGCAAGGCTACAAAGATGGCAGGCGTGAAGGCTGGCACAAAGGTCGCAACTTGGCTCGCTCTTTGGTAGATCATGCGAGCTAATGAAATCTTACTCACCGCCACCGACACGATCCGTGATCGTGGGCTGTCATATGGTCATCCTGCGGATAACCTGCAACACACCGCAATGCTGCTCTCAGCATACTTACAAACACCAATACACGACTATCAGGTGGCAGGGATCATGGTCTTGGTTAAACTTGCAAGGACTAATCAGTCAGCACAACACATCGACAACTGGGTCGATCTATGCAGCTATGGAGCACTAGCTGGACAACTAGCCACAGAGGAAAACGATCTATATGTTTAATTTAGCCGATTACGAGCCAGTAGAGGTGAGACTTGAAAAGTTTATTAAGGACTATCCAGCGTTCCGCATTTCAACTGAGTTGGAAGTTGTCGAGGCTACTCGATATATTGTTAAGGCGTATTTATTTAAGAATGCTGAAGATAGCGTTGCGTGGGCAACAGGGTACGCTGAGGAAACGGTTACTAGCCGAGGTGTTAATCAGACTTCAGCATTGGAGAATTGTGAGACTTCAGCAATCGGCAGAGCACTTGCAAATGCAGGTTATGCGCCTAAAGGAAAGAGACCAAGCCGAGAGGAAATGACAAAGGTAGTAGCTGCTAAGCCAGTTAAACCACCTGTTCAAGAAGTCAAGGCGGATGACCAGGATTACTGGACAACACCGGTTGGTCAATATAATGGCGTAGTCGATGCACCGGTCACGCTAGAGAAGGCACTTGATCTAGTGCAGGACATTCTTGGTACTCCAGAAGCTGTTGAAGCTCCATCATGCGAGCATGGACATATGCAATGGAAAGAGGGCGAAAAAAATGGCCGAGCATGGGGCGGTTACTTTTGTGCTCATGCACCACGCACAGGCGAGGCTAAGTGTCCTACAAATTGGTACAACCTAGGATCAGATGGTAAATGGCAGCCACAGAAGGCGAGAGTGTAATGGGCAATATCGGTATTAAGATCAATGGTGAGTGGGTTGATTTAATGTCAGCCTTCGTGCCATGTCAGTTATGTAATGAGCCAGTTCAGATTCGCGATCTAGAAGATATATCATCTGACTCAGTTAATGGCGTTGTTACATGGCAATGCGGTAAATGTAAGGCCGTCAATGGATGACAAAGAGCAGCTTTTAATCTTCTTAGTATTGTGTCTGTTTATGGGTGCACTAGCTATGGGATTTATGGCTGGCTATCACAATGGCTAGTCAAGCAAGGAAGCACAGAGGTTTCCGCACAGAGCGTGTTGTCGCACAGTACCTATCGACTGTCTGGCAAGGCGCATGTGTGGGAAGGGGTAGTGGCAAGGATATTGTCAATGTACCGTTTGATGTTGAAGTCAAAGCCCGCGCTGGATTTCAACCGCTCGCGTACCTGAAACAATTAAAAGCTCGGACAGCCATTTCGGGGGAATTAGGCTTCGGAGTTATTAGGCTCAACGGACAAGGTGAAGATGCGCGTGAGTATGCCGCCATCATCCGTCTAGAGGATCTATTGCCACTACTCATACTAAAGTACGGTCATCTCGATACCGAACCCACAGAGGCAGACATTGACCGCTGCGAAGCTTGTGGGTCTTACATGATAAGGAAGTGTCTAACTTGCCAGCCTACGACTATAGATGTCTTAAATGTAATCTCACGAATGAGATCACCCATGGATGGCACGATCGACCAATGATCCCATGTACTTACTGCAATGAGCCTATGACTAAGGTTATAGCTGCTGCACCGACTCACTTTAAGGGCAAGGGCTTCTATTCAACGGATAAATAGTTATCCACAGAAGTTATCCACAGGGGGTAATCATGAAACGAAACACCGTTCTGAGCAGGACTTTTACAAATGGATTTGACATCGATGGTACGCTAACGGCGCAGAGCCCATCAAGGGCTCACCGCGACCCGCTGAGGCGGGTAGGTCGCGGGGTGCTAGTAGCTATTGGGATAGCTCTATGCATCATGCCTGATGCAGGTGGATCTAAACCAATGCAATATGTAACCTATAAAGAGTATGCATTACATTTATTACATTATGATTATGAGCAATATAAATGCCTGACAATACTCTGGGGTAAGGAAAGTGCGTGGAATCCAGAGGCAATAGGTAATCTCAATGGATCTCAGAGAGTCTACGGAATACCACAAGGTAAGAGCGAGTGGCTTAAAGACCAAGATGGTTATGGTCAAGTACGATGGGGTTTGTCATATATCGACAATCGCCATTCCACACCATGTCAGGCTTTAGATCATTGGAGAGTACACAATTGGTATTAGATATAGAAGCTACTATTAAATGCAGTCGATGTGATACAGAAACTCCAGAGTCAGAGCTGCTAGAAGTCTATGCATGGTGGGTATGTGGTAACTGTTATGATGAGATCTAATGGCTATTGATAAGTTAAATAGCAGGCGATACCGAGAGCAACGCGAACGCGTGTTCATGCGTGATGGTAGAGCTTGTCAGTTGTGTGGTACAGATGAAGGTGAGATGCATATCGATCACATCATTCCACGCAAGTCCGGTGGTGATCATTCGCTGGATAATCTAAGAGTGTTATGTAAGTCATGCAACTTACGCAAAGGTGCGCTCAATGAGGGGGTTTTTTTAGCACGAGCGGCTACCCCCCCTGTCTTTCTCGACTATATCTCCCCGACACAGTCCGAACCGATGCTGGACAGTCCGTTTAAGACCCGACCCAGTCCAGACCAATGACAACTAAGCCCAGAAAGTCCAAAGCCCTACGAGGGGCAACCAAGCCACGGCTTCACAGTCCACTTCTTAAAGGCGAAAACAAGCTGCAAGATGTTCTAGATCTATGCGCTATCGTCAAGATGCCGCTTATGCCATGGCAAGAGTTCGTTTTGAAGGACATGCTCACGGTGGACAAGAAGGGCATGTGGATTCGCAAGACAAACCTCATTTTGGTAGCACGCCAGAATGGTAAGACCCATTTAGCGCGTATGCTCATACTGGCTCACCTCATAAAGTGGAATACCAATGTCCTTATCATGAGTTCGAACAGATCTATGGCACTCGACACCTTCAGACAAGTAACTAGCCTATTGGAGACCAATGACCACCTTAAAGGATTCGTCAAACAGATCAGACATGCAAACGGCACAGAGTCTATTGAGATGCTATCTGGAGCAAGGCTTGATGTTGTCGCAGCAACTAGAGACGGCTCTCGCGGTCGATCAGTCAATGGACTGCTCTACATCGATGAAGTCCGAGAGATCACAGAAGATGGATTTAGAGCTGCTACTCCTACAACTAGAGCTCACCCAAACTCTCAAACGCTTCTTACCTCTAATGCAGGAGACGCTTTCAGCACTGTACTCAACGACTTACGGGAAAGAGCTATCGACTACCCACCCAAGTCTTTTGGATTCTATGAATACTCAGCTCCACAATACTGCAAGATAGACGATCGTAATGCATGGGCTTTGGCTAACCCCTCTTTGGGATACACCATCACAGAAGAAGCGATTGAAGAAGCGATTGCTACTTCACCGATTGAAAATACGCGTACTGAGACTCTTTGCCAATGGATCGATTCACTAAGTAGTCCTTGGCCTCATGGAATCTTAGAGGACACATCCGATAGCACGCTTGAAATGGCTGCTGGGGCTTATACTGTATTTGGTTTCGATGTCAGTCCGTCTAGGCGCAACGGATCATTAGTCGCAGGACAATTACTGCCAGATGGACGGATTGGCATCGGGATTTTAGAGACTTACAGCTCTCAGGTTGCAATCGATGAGCTAAAGATGGCAGCAAGTATAAAGGCTTGGTGCGACATCTATAAGCCACGCCTAGTTTGCTTTGACAAGTACGCAACTCAGACGATTGCAGATCGCTTGGCTAATGCTGGAGTTATGGTCGAGGATGTTTCGGGTCAGCAATTCTACAAAGCCTGCGGTGACTTGCTAGAAGGTTTAGTTAATCATCGAGTAGTCCACAATGGACAGACAGAGTTGATCCAGCAGATGAATAACTGCGCAGCCAAGGTCAATGACTCAGCCTGGAGAATCATCAAACGCAAATCGGCCGGTGATATCTCAGCACCTATTGGCATCGCCATGGCAGTCAGCAAGTTAATGATCCCTCAACCTAAGCCACAGATTTATACCTAGACACACCCTATGTAATATGTCAAATGCTTGACATGTGCTACCATTTATGTCTATGGGTAAATTATTGCAGGCATTTGGGCTAGAGCCTAAGACACAATTACAAGCTCAGGCCGCACCGCAGGTTCTCGGTGAGTATTCACCTTATGCAATGCCGTTTCAAACTGCATACATTGGCAGAACAGAAGCGATGTCAGTACCCGCACTTATGCGTTGCCGCAATTTACTTGCTGGCACAATCGGCGCGATTCCATTAGAGCTTTACAGAAAATCTACTAACGAAGAACTTGGCTCACCTGCTTGGTTAGAGCAACCTTCATATTCACAGCCACGATCAGTAACTATTGCATGGACTGTTGATTCACTTCTTCTATATGGTCAAGCCTTTTGGAAAGTTGTCGAAGTTTATCAGGAAGATGGCCGTCCTTCTCGCTTTGAGTGGATTGCTAACAACCGAGTAACAATTACTTTAGATAGCACCAATACTTTTGTTAGATCTTATGCAGTCGATGGCACTACATTACCAATGGATGGTCTTGGATCTTTAGTTACATTCCAATCATTAAGTGATGGCATTCTCAACACCGGTGCTTCAACAATCCGCGCTGCTATCGATGTGCAAAAGGCAGCAGCAATCGCAGCAGCTACTCCGATGGCAACTGGCTACATCAAAAACACAGGCGCAGATCTAGATCCTAAAGAAGTCTCTGGACTTCTTGCTGCATGGCGTAATGCTCGCAACAATCGCTCAACTGCATACCTAACATCTACTCTTGAATACACTCCAGTTTCATTTTCACCTAAAGACATGATGTACGGAGAAGCAATCTTTAATCTTGCTACTGAAATTGCTCGTCTATGCAATGTGCCTGCTTATTATGTTTCAGCAGATCAAAATAACTCTATGACTTATGCAAATGTCCAAGATGAGCGCAAGCAATTCTTGACACTATCTTTACAACCATTCATTACAGCGATTGAAGATCGCCTGTCTATGGATGACATCACAGCCCGTGGCAATGTAGTGAAGTTTGATATTGATAAGAACTTCCTGCGTACTGATCCACTTCAAGAATTGGCAGTCATTGAAAAACTGCTAACGCTTAACCTGATTACCCCAGAGCAAGCGATGGAAATGACTGATCTAACACCTAACGGAAATAATGGTCTAGTATGAATCAAGTAATTACCTTCTCAGCTGATCTCACAGCAGACTCAGCCAATCGCACAGTATCAGGCAAGATTGTGCCACTTAATGTTGAAGCAGGATCTACAAACATGGGCAAAGTAATCTTTGCTTCTGGATCTATTGCTATCGAAGATCCTAAGGCAATCAAATTGCTAAGCCAGCACGATAACAAGAAGCCTCTAGGTCGCATGGTTTCATTTAGCGAATCAGAGAACTCAATCGATGCAGTATTTTCAATCAGCCGGTCACAACGCGGCACAGAAGCTCTAATCCTTGCAGAAGAAGGATTGCAATCAGGTTTATCAATCGGGGCAGAAGTCCTAAAGTCAAAGATCAAGGATGGCGTTACTTATGTATCTGCTGCTCGCTTGGTCGAAGTAAGTTTAGTAACAGAGCCAGCATTCAAGTCGGCACAAGTTACTGATATTGCAGCAGAAGAATCTGCTGTAGAAGAATCAACCCAACCAACAGAAAGCGAGACAGCCACCGTGGAAGAAACCACTCCAGCAGTCGAAGCAACACCAGTTGAAGCACCAGCGGTCGAAGCTGCTCGCCCAACTGTTTCAGCAGCATACTACACAAAGCCACGCATTGAAGTAACAGCTGCTAAGTACGCAGAAAACTCAATCCGCGCAGCACTAGGCGATGAGGATGCT